ATTTCATTTATTAGAAGTGTAAGGAACTGACCTTGTTCCGCAGTTCTTATGTCAGCAGGGCCAATCTTTTCAGATGTAATTCCAAACTGAGATTTGTACTTGTTAAGAACTTCATCTTTTTTCTTGGGATATTTTTCAGATAAGCTCATAATCTTTTGTACTACAGCTTCTAAAGCAGGTTGTGCTATAGGCTTACCATAATCTTTATCTTCAATGGATTCAACAGGTTCAGGTTCTTGTTTAGGTTTTGTAGGAGTTCTTGAAATACCTTTCTTGGGTTCGGGTGTAACCTGTTTCGCTTCATCAATTTCAATCTGTGCCCAAAGTTCATACGCTAAACCGAAAGTAAAACAGGCACAGGCACAAAGACATCTACGATGAGAATTTTGAAAGTTAACAGAAGAAATCGTTTTTAAAGGTCTGTTTGCGTTATCTGTTATCGCAAAAGGAAAGAGAGTAGTTTTGACACTTGTATCAATATGTTCAAAATATCCCATAAGAAATCCAGATCCATCGGGAGCTTGAAAAATATAAGATGATATACCTTCCTCAGAACTTGATTTATCAAGACAGAACTGCCAACCAGGAGCGTGTTCTCTAAGTATCTGTGCAGTTTTAGCCCAAGCAACATAATCAAACTTCATCTTTTTATAGATGTCAGTAGTTTTGATTACCCCAGCTAAATTAGGCAGAGTTGTGGTGGTCATGTTTAATTAGTATTAGTAAACTAATAGTATACTAATCGTAAATACAAGATATTGCAATATATGATCCCGGTAATTCATCTTTTTTGACATATCTTTTTTTAGTATTAAGTTCAACAACAAGAGAATCATCTTCTAAAACACTACCTCCAGCACTTACAGACAATCCATCAAGAGTAGATCTTGCCAGCTTATCTATATCTCCATTGCCTCTACTTGTACAGAATTTTGGTGCTGAAGGTTTTAGTACATCTGCGTTCTTTCCTGTTCCAAAATGTGATTTAGGTCGAGGAAAAACAAATTCTATATCTGCCCTTACAGGTAGATTCAATGCCCCACTGTTGTAACATTCAAGTGCAGCTTCTTTGACATCAGTTCTCCAAGGCTTTACCTTCTTAGATGCTTCGATCATTGCACCATATCTTGTTAAGGTTTTAGATCCTTGA